AGGGTGGGGCGGTTGATGCGCATGAAGGCCAGGCGTGCAATGCGCGACTTACCGCCACCTGTGGCCACCTGCGCAATCATCGAGCCATGCTTGACCAGGCGGTCCACCGTGTCCATCTGGTAGTCGTAGCGCGGGTCTTCGGGAAACGCGTCCACGACAGGGCGGTCAGGGCCAAGCGGCAGCGGCAGCGGCTTGCGCACGCGATTGATCTTGTGACCCGCACGCGTGAGGTTGCCCGTCACGTAGTTCACAAAGCCAGCGGGGAACGTGCCGGTGCGAAAGTCAAAGAACGAACTGCGCCCGTCCCAGTTGCCGGTTTTGAACGCTCCGGTGTGCTCGGCGCCCTCAACCTTATAGGAGAGCAGCGCTTGCACCTTCAACTTCACGGCGCGAGAAGGCTCATGCAGTTTGGCCACCGTCGCGTTGTGGGCGATTGTCACTGATTCGTTCAAATTCATGGTCATAGGCTCTTGCCAAGTTCTTATATAAGGATTATAGTCCAGTCACTGATGACTTATCTAGCGCTATGACTACACCGAACAAGATCAAAGTGGAGATGCTTGACCCGAGCACGCTTGCACCGAACCCCTGGAACACGAACATCGTGTCGCCGGAGAACCAGCAAAAGCTCGAGGAAAGCGTCAAGCGCTTTGGCATGTTCAAACCGATCGTCGTGCGCGAAGTCGACGGCAAGCTGCAAATCATTGGCGGTGAGCACCGTTGGGATGCTGCGCGAGCGTTGGGTCATCCTGAAGTTCCTGTGGTCAATCTGGGCCGCATTTCTGACAAGAAGGCCAAAGAGATCGGTCTGGTGGACAACGGACGCTACGGCGCCGACGACACCCTCCAGCTGGCTCAACTGCTCGACGGGCTGGGTGTCCAGGCCGATGAGCTGTCCTCCTTCATGCCGTACTCCGAGAGCGACTTCGCATCAATCTTCTCGTCAGTGAATATATCGCTGGATGACCTTGATCTACCGGACGATGTTGAAAACCCCGTGACGCCGGCAGTCAAGCCCCCGCAAACCCACCAGATCATGCGATTCAAGGTGCCTGTCGATGACGTGGGCGCCATCACCGACATGATCGAAAAGACCATGAAAGAGCAGCGTTTCACCGATGAAGATTCACTTTCTAATGCCGGTAATGCCCTTGTCCATTTGCTCACGCAGAAAGACGGCTGACGTGAAGGCTGAAGACCCTTATGACGAATGCGACTCCTGCGTGAACCGCAAGTACGACCCCGAGCAGTGCGAAGACTGTGAGGACGCCGATAACTTCGAGCCGTATGACGATTTCGACGAAGACAGCCTGCACGATACGGAAACCGAGGACATGACGATCGAGCAGTTCAAAGAATACTGGGGTAATGCCAATGAGTAAGACGACATGGACAATCGAGAACATTCAGCCCTATGAGCTGAACGCCAAGATTCACGACGCCAAGCAGATCGACAAGATCGCCAAGTCGATCAAAGAGTTTGGCTGGGTCGGCAATCCGATCGTGGTCAACGAAGACGGCGTGATTCTGGCGGGCCACGGTCGCCGCCTGGCTGCCCTGAAGCTCGGTCTGAAAGCCGATGAGGTGCCGGTCAAGGTCATCACCAACCTGTCGGCGGACGCGCAACGAGCCTATCGCCTGGCGGATAACCGTGTGGCCCTGTCCGACATCGACAGCGCGTTGCTGCAAAAGGAGCTGGCCGATCTGGACTTTGATCTGGACGGCATCTTCGATGCCAAGGAGCTGGACTTTCTGGCCGCCGATCTGGGCGACTTCAACACCGATGCGTTCGTGGAAGACATTGAGGTGGAGGTCAACAAACAGGCCGAGGAGAGCGCCAAAAAGGTCGAGGAGGTCGACAACCGCGAGGTCAAGATCGACAAGGCTCTGGGCTTTAAAGCGATCGCCGGCAAAGACGAGCGCCACGTCGCTCGATTCATGGCGCAAGTGGAGGCCGACATGGGCTGCACGGGTGCCGATGCCTTCGTGAAATTCATCAAAACGGTTATGGCTGCGCCAGAGGTTAAGTCATGAGTGATGTATATACAGGCTTGCCGCGCCGCGTGAAGATCGGCCAGTACACGTTTCGCGTGATCGTCTCCAACAAGACGGACTCGCCTGATCTGGAGGGCTGCGACGGCATCACGGACTTCGAGAAGTTCCGCGTTTACCTGGACGAGAGCCTTCCGCTGCAACGCGCCGTGAACGTGGTGCAGCACGAATTGACCCATGCAATCAACTGGGTCTACGGAGTGGATGACGGTGCTCTGGAAGAGCACATCACCACGCAACACACGAACGGGTTGGTGGAGATGTGGATGTCCAACCCGAAAGTCGTGAATTGGTTTGTCAAGCAACTTCGCGCTCTGAAGAGCGCCAACAAAAAGGACGAAGAATGATTCACCTTGCACTGTGGCAATTTGTCATCCTGTTCATCCTGGCCACGCCAGGCATCCTCATGTCGTTCTTCACCGGCTGGGTCGTCTTCAAGATCATCCAGCTCTCGCTGTGGGGAGACGGCCACCCATGAGCGTCTATGTCCTCGATAAGCGCTTCACGGCCACCGTGGAGCGTACCGACCGCGTGCTGGAGGTGGCTGAAGCCTTCGGCCTGGGCCTGAACGATAAGGAATTCGTGATATTCGACAATCAGCCCCTGGAAGTCATGCAGGGCGATGTTGTCTACATCACGGGCCAGTCCGGTTCAGGTAAGTCGCTGGCCCTGCGCGAGCTGAAGGCTCAGATGTCCGAAAAACATATACAAGTTTCGGACATCGACGAGATCGCGCTGGATGCCACCAAGCCGATCATCGACCAGATCGGCAAGACCACCGCTGACGCGCTGAACCTGCTGTCGATTGCGGGTCTGAACGACGCATACCTGTTTGTGCGCAAGCCACAAGAGCTGTCTGATGGTCAGCGCTACCGCTTCAAGCTGGCAAAGCTGATCGAGTCGGGAGCGCAGGTCTGGGTGGCTGACGAGTTCCTCGCAGTGCTGGATCGTGTCACCGCCAAGGTGATCGCGTTCAACCTGCAAAAAACCGCCCGCAAGCTGGGCGCAACCCTGATGGTGGCCACCACTCACACCGACATGGTGGATGACCTGGCGCCGAACCTTTACATCGAGAAGCGTTATCGCGAAAAGATCGAGATTATCCGAAAGATTGAAGAATGACTGAAGTTCCTGAAAGCCCAAAACCGACCAACTGGAGCGAAGAGACGTGGATGACCGCCACGCACCTGTCCAACTCCCTGCCTGAAGAAAGCGTCTACGTCGCATGGACGGCGCCTTGGTGTGCCCCCTGCAAGGCCATGAAGCCCGTGCTCGAGCGCGTGGCTGCCGAACAAGGCAAGCACCTTTACATGGTCAACGTGGATGAGTTCAAAGGCATGGCCGCCGCCTTCGGGGTGCGCGGTGTGCCCACCGTGATGGAGCTGCGCGACGGCATGCCGACCATGCGACGCCTCAACGGTGCGACCACCGAAGCCAAAATCCGCGAGTTCTTGCAATGAACGCCTTGACGCTGACCGACTACGGCATGCTCTTTCTGGGCAGCTTCACGGTCGTGTTCCTGCTGGGGATTCAGTCGCGCAACGTGATTGCCGGCCGTTACCTGGCGGCCGTACTGACTTCAGCCGGTATCAGCGTCTCCAATTTCATCTTCGTCAAGTTCGCAGCGGGCGGCGCCCTGTCTGTGCTTGGCGTCTCCACGCTGGGTGGGTGCTGCGGCATCGCCTTCGCAATCTGGTTCTACCAACACGTCATCGAAAGGAAACGACATGGCAGCAAGTAAAAGCCCAACCCCCAAAGAGGTGGTTGAGAAAATCGCCAAGACCAATGGCAACACGGATGTCTCCAAGAAGGACATGCGCGACTCGGGCACGAAGTTGCCACCCGTGGTGAAAAAGAAAGCCAAGTAATGAGAACGTGGACGGTCTGCGACAACGCCGACATGCTCGTCGAGCGACGCGAGGTGCCTGACAACCACATGCTGTCACTGCTGCCTGAGATTTACGTCGAGCGCGGCGACATCGACGATTGGAACCTGCTGCACGAGCTGCACTACAAGGCGGAGAACCTGGGCATCGGCCCGAAAATCTTCCGCTGCGTGCTGCGTGGCCAGACCATCGGTGTTGGCGTCATGACCGTACCCAAGATGCTCTTGAGCGGACGCAACGAGGTCTTTCAGCACCTCAAGCCCAACACGGGCGGCATGGACAGTCGCATGATTAACCGTCACCGCGCCTACTGGATCAACGACCACGCCTGCACCAACAGCCGGCTGGTGCTGGACACCATGTATCGGGGCGCTGGCATTGCCTACCGCATGCAGAACCTGATGATGCGCATGACGGGGTGCGAGGTGATCGAGTTCCAAAGCTCGATGAGCAAGTTCAACCCCTTTGCGGCCAAGGCGGGGATGAAGTTCACCAAGCCCAAGCGCAGCGCCAACTACAACAAGGGGATGGAGTTTTTCCGTCGCTGGTTCGATGCGAACCCCTCGGACTTCACCGCCATCATGATCGAGATCGCCGGCATGCCGCCGGCCATCAAAGACAAATGCGTTGCCGAGATGCGCAAGTTCTACTACGCCTGTTCTGCCCTCGAGAAGACGGGTAACGCCCGTTTCCGTGGGGTAGAGCGCTCTGAGACGATGGACGTGGGATACCTGCTCAAATCGCTTCAGCAACTCACCCTGGCGAGTCCTTTGTACGGGGTGTACCTGAACCCTGACCGCAGCCCCGAAAAGAACGTATCGACGTTGCCGGCGCGTTTGCCGGTCACGGCGTTTGATAACCAAGCACCGGATCAGCCGCTGGATGTTTCCAAGCTGCCGGCCCAGTACCGATAACCATGCACCTGACCACCAAACAACTGGAGCTGCTTCGCATCATCGGGGAACGCAACCCTGACGGAGCGGCGACCGACCTTGACCAGATTCTTGAGCGGCTGTCGTATCAACC